ATTGCAAAGTGGTTTGCTGGAATTGATGAGCCCGAGGGGCTAACCCAGTACAAGGCCATGCTCAACAAGGACTTGGATCACCAGCGGAAAATGCTTGCCGACAAACACCTGACTTCTGAAGTCAAGGCGGCCGTCAGGGAAAAGTACACCGCCACGATGCTTAAACTTGCAACAGCAAACCAGGACTACCGGGTAAACGGCTTACTGGTAGAAGACTGAAATCGACTCAGCTTAAAAAGGGCGCCCTGGTGGCGCCTTTTTTCATGCCTGCGATTTCTGCATCCGCTTCCACTCTCGATCGACCGCGCGCTGGGCGTTGGTCTTGCTCTGGTAGAGGTGGGTGAGGCGGCGCGGCTTGGTCTGGTCGCCGGCGGTGAGCTGGCGCTGCTCGCCGGTCTTCTCGTCGCGGTACCAGGCGACCACGCCGGTGTAGTTCTCGTCCAGGTTGTCCGCCAGTTCCGACAGGTCGCCGTCGGGGAGCTGTGACTCCAGCTCCAGGGAGGTGGTGTAGCTGTCGGGCGTGAAGCTGTGCCGGATGTTGCCGCCGAGCCAGATGATGGCCGCAATCTCGGCCTTGATGCCGAACAGGCTGTAGGTCTGGTCCGGTACCAGCTCGGGGCGGCCCTTGGCCAGGGTATAGCTGAGCGTTGCGGTACCGCGCTGCAGGCGCTGCCATTCCGCCCGGGCCGCGTTGAGCGCGCTGGCCTGGTCGGTGTAGCTGTGGCGCAGCTCCTTGAGGTTCTCGCCGCCGCCGGCGATGGCCTCTTTCTTCTCCGCGCTGTTGACCTCGTAGTAGTAGGCCTTGACGCCGGTGTAGCTGTCGCGGTTTGCCTGCAGGAAGCGGTGCTGGTCGCCGTCCTCGCGGGTGAGGGTGACGTGGGGCAGGCTCAGGCCGCTGGCGGTGACGGCCTTGCCGGTGGGCATGAACAGCAGCCGACCGGCCTTGATGGCGGCGATGGCGTCGTGCTCCTGACCCAGGCGGGTGAGCAGGTTGGCGTCGGATTCGTTCGCCTGGTCCAGGTGCGCGATGTTGATGGCGGCCAGGCCGGCGCCGATCAGCGGGGTGAGTCCGTAGGCCGTGGCGATGGCGCCGATGATGGTGGCCAGGGGCGTGGCGTCCCAGGACCGCTCGCGCTTCACCTTGAGCCCGCCGCTGAGGTCGGCACTGCGGGCGCGGATGTTGAGGGTGTCCGGTGCGCCGCTGTGCTCGGTTTCGTCGACCTTGTAGCTGCCCTTGTAGACCAGGCCGGTGTCGTCCCAGCCAAGCCAGAGGTCGATGGACGCCTCGCGCGGCGGGATGGCCAGCAGGCCGTCGTGGTCGCTGAGGGCAATGTCGAGCTGGTCCGCTTCCATGCCGCGGTTGTCGGTGAGCTCGATGCTGATGAGGCGGGCGGTGATGTCGGCGGTGATGTCGCGGCCATCCACCACCACGCGGCAGATGGGCTGCGGGTAGGCGGTGAGCTCACGGTAGCGCTGGGCGGCCTTGCCGAGCAGCTGGGTGGCCTGGCTGGCGAGGGTCACAGCAGCCCCCTCAGTGCCCCGCCGACGATGCCGGTGAGGCTGCCGAGCATGTCGATGCGGCCGTCGTCGATGCGCTTGAGGTTGATGGTGAACTCATACCGGCGCGGCGTGCCGTCCTCGAAAAACACTTGCTGCGTCTCGCTGATGGAGGTGATGACCCAGAGCCCGTAGATGCGCCCGGTACCGCCGATCAGCGGCCAGGCCTTGCCGGTGTCGGCCATGGTGCGCAGCACGTCGAGGCTCAGCGGCGAGCCCACCAGGCCGGGCAGCAGCGTGCCGGGCAGGTTGATGGTGTCCTCGCCGCGGCCGAGGAACTGGCTGGCGGGGTTGGTACCGATGCGGCTGGTGGAGCCGTGGCGCCACTCGGTGGAGCGTTGCAGCTCCTGGTAGGCAAGGGTGGGCAGGCCGAAAACGAACATGCCGAGGGCCATCATCATGGCGCACCTCCTTCGGCTTTGGCGTCCTGCGTCGCCCTACCTCCTGCATCCATGCAGTCGTGTGCGCCACCCTGGCGGGCAGCCTGCGGCTGTGCGCTTTTGCCTTCCTGCAAAATCGTCATGCGGGGTTACTCCTGGTCGCTCAGTTTGCTGCGGCCGCGCGCTTGGGCGGCCTGCTGTGCCTTGGCCAGCTGGACCTGGACCATGCGCGCCAGGGCCTGCTCGTCCATGCCGGCGGCCGGATACACGTTGATGATGATCGGCGCCGGTGCGGCAGCAGCTGCAGCGCCGCCGCTTGGGGCGGCGGACAGTGGCGGGCGGTTGTCCATGGCGATGGCGTTGCCGGCCGCGCCGAAGGTCATGGCGCCCGCGTCGGTGAGCTGCTGGGCGAGGCTTTTGACGGTGCCGAGCGGGCCGTCCTGGCCGTTGGTGAGGCCTTGCTCGAGGCCGGCCATGGTGAAGCCGCCCAGTTCGGCGAAAACTCGGCTCGGGCTGTGGATACCGAGCTTCTCCTTGAACCAGCCGACGGTGCTGTCGGCGGCGCCGGTGATGGCGTCCTTGACCTGGGCCAGGCCGTTGGTGATGCCGGTGACCATGCCCTGCATGAGCATGGTGCCGAACTCGCTGAACTTGCCGGGCATCTCCACGCCGAAGTAGTTCATCACGGCGGCGAAGGCGCGGTAGAACAGGCCGATGGGGCTGAAATTGAGGATCAGCGCGGCGATACCGGCCAGGCCACCGTCGAAGCCTGCCTTGATCTCGGCCCAGATGCCCAGGAAGAAGGCCTTGATGGGCTCCCAGTTCTTGTAGATCAGATAGGCGGCGGTCGCGATGGCCATCACGGCCAGGCCGATGGGGTTCATCATCAGCGCGCGACCGATGATGAAGATGCCCTTGGCCACCATGGGCAGCGCGGTGCGCGCCAGGTTGAACAGTACCGAGCCAAGGGCGCCGCCCTTGATGCCGAACAGGGTGAGCGCGTAGCGCGCCACGGCGAACGGGCCGAGGAAGCTGGCCACGCCCAGGGTGATGGCGCCGAAGCCGGCTGCCAGAGCCGCCACGCCGGCCACGGTCTTGAGGATCTGCCCGGTGAGCTCGGGGTTGGCCTTGACCCAGGCGCTGACGCGGCTGGCCACGCTGTTGAAGCTCTCGATCAGCTCCAGGACGGTGGGCTTGAGCGATTCGCCCAGGGTGGAGGTGAGGTTGAAGGCGCGGTTTTTGGCCATCTCCATGCGCGAGGAAAGCAGCTCGGCGCGGATGTCGGCCTCTTTCTGCATGGAGCCCTGGCCGGCGGTGTCGTTGACCAGTTCCAGCTGGCGGCGGTATTCGCCGATGTTCTGGGCCAGCTTGGCCGCGTCGTCGCCGAACTCCTTGCCGAAAAGCTGGGTGGTAACGCTGAGCTGCTCGGCCTTGGGCAGCTTGTTGATGGCATCCAGCACCGTCTGCAGGGTGCCGGTGGCGTTCTTGGCCATGCCGCTCTGCAGGGCGTCGGCCTCCAGGCCGATGGCCTTGAGGCCTTCCTGGAAGCGCTTGGGCTGCTGGGTGGCGATGGCCAGCTCGCGGACCATGGCGTTGGTGGCGGTACCGGCCACCTCGGCGGTGGCGCCCAGGGTGAGGAAGGTGGAACCGAGCGCTGCCGCTTCCTTGTAGCTCATGCCCACCGAGGCGGTGACGCCGGCAGTGCGCTGCAGCACGTCGATGATGTCGGCGCCCTTGGACTTGGCGTTGTCGTCCAGGTAGTTGATGGCGTCGCCGAGCTGGCCCACGTTCTTGATGGGCAGCTTGTACAGGTCGGCGATGCGCGCCAGGTTTTCGCCGATCTCGTCGGCCGGCAGCTCGAAGGCGGTGGCGGCGTTGGCGGCGACCTCGGTGAAGGCCAGGAGGTTGTCCTTGCCCTGCACGCCCATGCGCGCGGCGCCTTCCACCAGGGCGGCGATCTCGGTGGTGGCCATGGGGATGCGCTCGCCCATGGCCTTGATGGCGTCGGCCATCTCGTAATAGGTCGGGGTGAGCTGCCCGTTGTCGTCGCGGGCGCCGGCCACCTGCTTGGCGACGCCGGCCATGGCGTCCTCGAAGCTCATGTAGTCCTTGACCATGCCCAGCACCGGCAGGCCCATGCCTGCGCCCAGGGCGGCCGCACCTGCGCCGGTACCGGCCATGCTGCCGGCCAGCTGCTGGGTCTTGTCGTACTGGGCGCGGGCGGCGGCGAGTCGCTTGGTCTGGGCTGAGAGCCGCTGCATGCGCCCGCTCTGTTCGTCGATGGCCTTGTTGGTTTTGCTGATGCGCTCTGCTATCTCTAGCTCATGGCCGCTGAGCCTGTCGACGCTGATGCCAGCGGCGTCCAACTGGCTGCGCAGGCGGGCGAGGCGTTCACTATGCGCCTGGTGCTTGCCGTTGAGCTGCTGCACCTGGGCACTGGTGTTGGTGACGCCATCTTTGTAGCGCCGCATCTGGCTCTGGGATTTGCGGTAGTTCGTCTCCAGCTGCTGCAGTCGATCACGGGCTAGCAGGTACTGCTGGTTGAGCTGGGCGTTGGGCTCCTTGGCGCCGATGAGAGCTTTCTGCAGGTTGCTGACGGCGCGGCGGTGAATGTTTACCTCGGCGCCTAGGGCCTGCTGCGTTTCCTTCTGGCTATCCAGCGCACGCTGATATGCCCCGAGTTTGTCCCGTGCCGCCTGGAGGTCGGAGGTGGTGGACTGAAGCTGGTTCTGGTAGCCCTTGAAACTGGCGATTTGGCGCTGCTGCTCTTCCAGGGATTTGAGCTGCTCGCGGGATTCCTTGAGGGCGCGACCCAGGCCGATGCTGCCCTGGGTCACGGCGCGGATGGGACGGGTGGCGCGGTCGATGGCCTGGAGGATCACCTCCATTTTCAGGTCATTGGCCATCGTTCCTCTCCCAGCGGCTTCTGGCCCGCTCGCGCCATTCCATCAGTTCCGACAGGGGGAGCGGGTCCAATTCCGCCGGCCCCCAGTGAAAGACCATGGCCAGGTCGGCCATGGCGTCTTCTACGCGACGAGGGCAGCCGCCTTCGCCGACTTCGGCAGCAAAAAACTGGCTACCGCCAGGCCGCACTGGAACAGGTCGGCCGGGTCCATGGTGCCGATCTCATGGTCGCTGAGGCTGGGGGTGGTGATGCGCGGCAGCACCTTGCGCAGGGCGAGCACGTCCATCTGGCTCAGGTCGGCCAGGGTCACGCCGCGCAGCTCGCCGCTCATGGGCTTGCGCAGGGTGACCTGCTCGATGCGCTGCTGGCCGCGAACGATGGGGGTGTCGAGGGCGATGACTTCCTCGTTGGGGTTCTTGACCGGCGCCGCGCCGGCGGCCTCGGTGGCCACTGCCTGGGCTTGGGCCTGGTGCTGCTCGGTGGCTTCCTGCTGCTGGTCGTGCGCGTTGTCGATGATGCTGCCCATGGTGGGGTTCTCCTTGGTGTAGGGGGCCGGCGGCCGATGCTGGGCACCGCCGCCGGCGTCTGGGGTGGGTTATTCGGTTAGAGGCCGATGGCCTTGCGGTGCTCGGCGAGCAGGTCTTCACCGTCGACGGTGAACACGAAGTTCAGGAAGTCGATCTCGGTGATGACCTCGCCGTCGACGCTGAGCTTGTAGTAGGTGCAGGCGGTGCTGATCTTGTGCTCGGTGTCTTCGCCCGGGGTGGCCTCGCCGAAGTCGATCTCTTCATGCCGGCCGCGCACGACGATTTCCACGGCGCTGACGCCCCCGTCGTCGTCACGTTGCACCGAGCCGGCGAAGCGCAGCATCACGCCATCGGCACGCACGGCGCCGAACTGGCGCAGGGCGACCAGGTCCCAGCCGCCGAGGGTCCATTCCAGGACGATGCCGTCGTCGCTGAATCCCAGGTCGGCCTTGGCTGGGCCGTCCATGCCGCCGCCGCGATAGGCCTCCATCTTGCGGCCCAGCTTGGGCAGGGTGACGGTCTTGGCGATGCCGCCGTAGAGGTTGGAATCGTTGAACAGGTTGAAGTGCTTGAGCTTCTTGGGCAGGGCCATGGTGGCGCTCTCCTACGGCGCGGCCTGGGCCGCGCGGGTGAATGGGATCAGGCCTTGACGCTCTCGGCGAAGGTCATCAGGTAGCGGTCGGTGATGCGCTGGCGGAACAGCAGGTTTTCCAGCGGCGGGACGGGGGTGTAGTCGTAGTCCAGGAACAGCTTGCCGGCCTTGAGCGTGGTGGCGTCGTTGGCGGCCGGATCGAACCAGCACTGGCCGTCGATGATGTAGCCGCCGGTTTTCAGCTCGCGGAACTTGGCGTTGATGCCGGCGACGATGTCCTTCACCAGAGAGCCGTGCATGGGCTTGTCGATCGCCCAGAAGTGGGCCTCGGCCATGGTGTCGGCCAGCACCTGGGCGGTGCGGGTGTAGTTCTCGAAGGCGAACAGCGGGTCGGCGCTGGTGGTGCGGTTGCCCCAGAAGCGGAAGCCCTCGCGGCGGATCAGGGTGGTGACCTCGGAAGCGTTGAGCAGCCCGGCGTCGGTGGCGGGGTTCTGCAGGTCCCAGAAGATGTCCTTGGACAGACCGGACACGCCGTTGACGGGCATGTTGGACAGAGTCTTGTGCCAACCGATCTGCTCGTCGAGCTTGGCGCGCAGGCCCAGGGCGCGGGCCACGGCTGATGCCGGGGCGTTGGCGCTGGTGGCGGTGTCCCAGGTGATGAAGTCCGGCCAGATGAGCATGAGCTCGCGGGAGCCGAAGCCGTCGCGGTAGGCAATGGCCTCGGAGACGTTGTCGCAGCCCCAGACGCTGGCGTAGGCGAAGGCGCGCATCTTCTCGGCGATGGCGGCCAGTTCGGTGGTGACGGCGAGGTTATCCAGCCCCGGCGCGCCCAGGATGCGCGGGCGCACGCCGAGCTGCACCTCGGCTGCCAGCAGCGCCTGGAGGCCGGTGTACTGGCCGTCGGCGGTGACGCCACCGATGACCTTGGTGGTCTGGTCGGCTTCCTTGGCGGCGGCATCGGCGCCTTCGCCATCGGCCACGCGCACCACGACGGTGACGGGGCTGGCCTGGTCGGCGATGGCCTTGAGGCTGCGCGCCAGGGTGCCCAGGGTGCCTGCCTTGCCGATGGCGGTGAGCACGTCGGTGAGCAGCACCGGCTTGTTGAGCGGGAATACCGTGGTGTCGGCATCGCTGGCGGTGCAGACCATGCCCACCACGGCGGTGGCGATAGTGCGGATGGGGCGGATGCCCTCGTTGATTTCGAGGACGCGGACGCCGTGATGGTAGTCGGTGGCCATTGGGGCAGCTCCTGGTGGGCGTGATGCCGTTTCAGTGAGCCTTGAGAGTGACGCGCGCGCGCAAGACCGGCGAGCGGCTGGCGGTGTAGCGAGGGGAGCTACAGCACGCGCAAGAAAAAGCCCCGGCTGGCGGGGCTGTTTCTGACCATTGCGAGGTGGCGCGCGGGATGGTCAGGCGTTGTTGCCAATACCTGCCACGGCGGCCTCGATCGAGGCGATCGTCTCGGCAGCGATGTCCTGCGCCTGCTCGACGTTGCCATCGGCCATGGCGGCGCGGATCAGCTCCTTGGCCTGCAGGCGAGTGGCCCGCAGCTGCACCAGGGCGCCGTTGTACTGCGCCGCCTCGCGCAGGATGTCGTCAGCCGCCTGCTGTGCGGTGCGCCCGTTGATGGCCCAAGCGGCAACCATGGGCGGCACGTCGCCTTGGTACCCAGCAGTAGCGAATGCCTGCGCCTCGCTGGCGGCGCGGTCGTACTCGACGGCGCGCAGGGGGTCGCCTGCTACGGCGCGGCGGGCGGTGTCGGCAGCCTGGTCGATCCGTTGGCACAGGCTGATCTGCATAGCCTTCTGGTTGGCCTCGCGTAGCGCGGAATCGAATACCCAGGCGTTACCACTCCAGAGGTGGTCTGGTGATGGGCGTGGTGAGCTGGTAAGCCCTGCCGGAAGATCTCCTAGGGCGGCATGG